CATTATAATTAGCGAGTAGGAGCTATGTCATCCTACAGGACTGCTATGAGGTATTTTATAGAGAAGGTCAGATGTTGATGTATTTAAAAGTAGGGAAGAGAAGTCTTTGTAGAATTTTTTAGAAAATGTTACAAAGTACATATTGGCTCGTTTCCATATAGTAAATTTCCATTTAAATCTACTCTCTAAAAATGTCACAAACTCATGCAACATATCATAAATGGGACACTTATTTGCTATAGTTAGCTCATTTCTTTTTCGGTCATAATAACCATCATCAAAGAACCAATAGGATAAAATAACATCTTGCCAGTTATCTTTTATAAAATTTACCGGAATGAGTTTTCCCCTAGTTCCCCCCCTATAAAATTTTTCAAAAAACTCATAAAAATTTGGATGCTGCACAGTTTTGAATCTGAGTCCATTATTTTGGTCACAGGAGTACATTTTTCCAGAATAAGGTTTCAATATCTCAAATTTTTTCTCGATGTAAAATTTCTGCTTAAGAGAATGAGATTCATAAAAAAAGTCTTTTGGCTAACAGAGCCATCCCCTAAAAGACTTCCTATAATAAGAGACCTTTGTTCTATCGTAAATGGCGGATATGAATTTATTCTATAAATTGTCTTTAGAGGTATACCCCTTTCCTTTAGAATAGGCATCCATACTATTTTTGATACCCCATATTTGCTAGAAAATGTATCCTTATTAAGAGTATAATAATCATCACGAAGAATTTTTGTGTCTGTCTGTTTTAAATATGTTATATCTTCTCTTTTTTTATTGTATTTATTTAGAACCGAAATACCTATCTTCTTCCTACGGTAAGCTATTCCTTCCCCAGTCATATCAAAAATAGAACCAATTTCGGAATCAGTCATTCCTTTTTCGCAGCAGTTTCTTAAATACTCGTTTGTGAGTTCCATATTGTTAAAGAAAAATATATTAATATTTCCTATGATACAATAACTTTTCAAGTAAATAAAAAAGGCCGTTAGGTTTCCCTAGCGGCCTTTAAAATCAGTATTGCTACCGATTATCTGGTCAGAGCAACACGGCACAGACCCAGTGGGTTGTGACATCCGATCCCGAGGTTCTCAAAGCATGAGAACCCTATGGTCCTATTCTTGGGATCATCCGCTGACAACACCGTAAGTTCTGTACGGACCGGGATGCGTCCGAAGAACTCGGGTTCTGCACAAACATAGATGTACCCAGCCGGTATACGCCTGGACACGATTATCTGGGCACCCCAAACGGTGGCCATTAAACCAGTCTTCAGCAATGTGGCCTGAGATTCTATGTCAAGCACATCCCTTCCCCATTTACGGATATCGCTGTAGTCAAGCGCATTCGCGAATACGCGGGCTACGTGTAAGTCGTGACGCTCGATTGAAGCAAAAGCGTCGGCAAGGTCTGCCGGGGTAAGAGGAGCGTTTGCCGGGATATCCGCATTCGTAGCGCCGATATTGTCGAACCCTGCGGTTGCAACAGCATCAAGTACTTCAAATACGCGGGTATCTTCTTCGGCCTGAATCTCTGCCTTCGCCAGGTCTTGGGCACGTTCGATAAGATCATACCGACGTTCCTTAATCTGGGTAAGGGGTATTTCAGGATTCGAAGAGATTTCGAACAAGGGGAAGATCACCCTACGAGGCTTGGAAATAGCTAGGATGTTTTGTCCTTCTTCTCCAACCACGTATGCAGTAACGTTCGGGTCCTTGTCATATATTGGGAGAGCACCATCCGGAAGCTGTTCGACCAAGAAGGTCTTACGGCCTACCGAGGTGTAGTCTCTCCGCAGTCTTAAAGGCTGTGTCATAGACGCGGCCAATTTCGCACGACCAGCAGCGGTCTTAATGTACTCGCTGATAATCTGCTGTTTTACTTCATTCGATACTTCTGCCATGATAGAGACTCACCTCCTTAAATTTTCATCTGGACGGTCATATAAGCATCCGCCGGTGATGGAGCCTTCAGGACTATACCTACAACGGTACAACCGGTGGTATTTCCACCGAGTAAGCCTGTGGCTTTGGTTAACAAACCATTTTGTGACGCATACAGTAGGTCACCATATGCATAAACGAGAGCCGTTGAACCATTCTGCTGATAGGTCTCGTAAATGTCGGTGCTGAGAACTGTACCAGTGCCATGCATATACACGACTTTCTGGCTTGCGACCGCGGAAGAAGACTCGTAAGGATTGCCCACAGCATCATTCACTGCAATTCCGACTACTTTGTCGAAATTGGTGCCGTCTGTGGCGGCAGGTCCGATAAGTCCGTTTCCAGCGACTGCCACTACCGATCCTGCGAGAATACCTTTATTGGTCTTATCGCCTAAACGGGAGTTGGCCACCTTCTGAGTGTTCCCAACGCGGTTATTCTGTGTCAGGTCACCTGCTATAATACCGCCGAGGGTATTATAGGTCTGTCTGTACAGAACTTCGCAATGGGTATTTGGGACTGGGAGATTTGAACCCATATTACTATTTCACCTCCTTAAAGGTTATTTGAACGCTTTCGAAATATCAGGTGGAGAATCCCACAGGCTGTTCAGGCTATCGTCGCCTGTTGAGGCTTGTTTGACTATCCCACTGAGTTTTTTTGCACCAGTTTTTGTTTCTGCATTATCGAAAATGATGTCGAGCATATCGCCGGAAGCTTCTTTTACTTCTTCTTTCTCTTCGGGTTTCTTGGCCGCTTCTTCTTCAGGGGCCTTTTTCGCTTCCTTAGCTTCTTCTTTAACTTCTTCCTTAGGAGCTTCTGGAGACTTTTTCATCTCGGGGGCTACTTCAGCTGGTTTTGCAGCTTCTTTAGCCTCTTCCTTAGGAGCTTCTGGGGATTTCATCTCTGGGGCCACTTCTTTCTTCGCTTCTTTGGCCTCTTCTTCCGGTTTCACTTCTTCTTTCTTCTCGTCCTTAGCTTCTTTACATTCCTCGACTTCATCCTCTTCGTCTTTCTTGCCACCGGCAAGAACTTCGGCTAGGGATGCCTGACGCTGAAGTGTGGAAAGAATGGATTTTTCGGGCAGATACATAAAATCTGTGGCCTGTTCCTCAACGATTGAGTCGGCTGCACCCGGAAGCATTCTCTGAGCGATGGTGATACATTTAATGGCCTTATCCTCAAGTTTGCGGGCAGCCATAATAGCCTGACGCTCAGGAGAAGGATGGCCGGTTTCTAAACGACCCTCACCCTTCCATGGTGTACGGGTATCCACAGCCTCTCCACCGGTCTCGGTGTCCCAGTTCTTGTATTTCTCGACTGGGTTATTGGCGTGGTTCTGGTTCATGGTATACGGATCGGCCTTCTTCTCAATTTCGGCCACTTTCGCCGCATCCCAGCTAAGTCTTTGGCGCATTATAGGACCTCCTTACTTATAAGTATTCAATTCTAATTTCCAGATAACTTTTCAATACTTTTTTAGAGATATTAAAAGAGTATTACAAAACCTATTGAAACCCTTGAAGTTATGGTTTTTTCTCTCCAGATATATGGCTTTCCTTATAGGAATCCATCAGTTTAAGCCAGGAAACGGCCTTCTGGGCTTCTTTTTTTGTCAATTTCCTACCTAAGGAGGACACTAAATGAGCCAGAACTTCTAAGGGGTTACGTCCGTTCATTCCACCAAGTTTGGCTATGGTTCTTTTTATATTGATGTCTAGTGGATTCTTGGTACATCCATCGAGGTATGACATAACGGCCAGGAATTCCCGGCGATTATAGCCATATTTTTTTAGTTCTGTGAGGTCACTACTTGTGAGTAGGATATAGGTTCCATGCCGTAACCTATTGAAATCCTTTTCGTTAAGATTTCCCGCCGTTTTCTTTAGGAATAAGTCCCAATTTCTTTTTGCCTTACCCATTTTTGTGAGGATTTTACTGGCGGTAGGTTGAATGAGACTTTCATCAAGAGTTTCCAGTTCAGAAGGACGGACATCCTCTTCATCACCAGAAAACTCTTTAGCAATTTCTTCTCCGATCTCATCCATTATTTTTTGTTTAATTTGTTCTTTCCATTTTTTAGTATCTCCAACAGGAGCTTCTTCCTCTGTAAGCGGTTCAGCGGCTGGTTCCTCTGTGGGGGCATCTGCTGGTGCCTCATCCGCAGGAGCATCAACCGATGGTGTATCTTTTGGTGTAGGTTCTTCTGCTGGCAGATCTTCTGAAGGGGGCTTATCATCCTGAGCTATGAATAGCGATGCAGCCTTTAAAAAATCTCCCTCTTTAAATAAGTAGGATTCTTTTTTATTGGCTTCATCTATTTTGGCCTGTATATCTGCAGGTGGTTCTATGACATTTCTTACTACCGCCCCAGTAAAGGCTGGATTAGCTACCCATGATGCATCCACAAACTTTACTGATTCTTCAGATTCAATATGCCCACAAAGTTCGGCTACTTTTCTTTGTACACCATCTGAGTCATAGAATGTATTGTTTTTTTCATAGCGTACATGCTGGCAGGCCTCGGTTTCGTCTTTAGCCACATTTCCGCATTTACTGCATATGCTGAACGATATGGTGCATCCCATCGACAGAGTTTTCATCTGTCCAGATGAAATCTTATTTACGAGTTCCTTATGCTTCCTATCTGTAGCTACAAGGATATCAACATAGTAGGTGGTAAGGTCTTTTCCTTGCTTATCTTTTCCTATGGGAACTTCCCTGAGAACTGCGTCAACTACTTTGCCTTTAGCTAACTCCGGTATCTGGACATGTTCGCAAAAATTGTTGGCTCCGACAAAAGTCCGGTAGCTTGAGGCCAACATCTTCTTGGTCCATGCATCACCGTTATTATTTACAAATTTGGAATATTCAGGTTTTATAAGATAATCTTTGTACTTAGCGGTTTTGTCCTTCGCTTCATCGACGTCAACGGCGGCTATAATTGTGCAATGAGATAGGAGATATTTATCCGGGGAATATTTTGCCAGGACAGTTTTAGCAGTTTTAAGTTTACATTTGCCATTACTACAGACCGATGTATAAACTTTGTTAACCCAACTATCTACATTTATACCTAGCTCGGTTAAAGTTGCCGAGCCATATTTTACCATAGCCATTTATTTAATTGACTCCGTAATATTGCGAATAAGAGATGAAAGGGATGCTTTCTTGGTCTCTTTCTTTTCGGATTTTTCCTCTTTCACTTCCTCTTCTTTCACGCTCCATGGTGCATCTTTGAGGAATTCAAGTCCACGGCCGGCGTTACCGGAACGTTCCGATACTTTACCTTCCCAATCTCCGATTGTAAGAGTAACGGTTTTTGCCGGCTTTCCTGACCCTTTAGATATCCTGTAAAAGGTATCCCCATCTGCTATATATTTATGAACGTACATTTAGGCCCCCTGATATATTTTTCTTATTGAGGTCTTTATGATATAGTCCGAACAAACGGACGAATATTTCTCATATAAACGATTATAAGCCTGCATATCCGACATACTTTTTTTGCAGTCACTTATATCGTTGATTAGTTTTCCTATTACTTTTGTTGCGAAGGTATTGGCAATACGGATAGCCATACGTTCGGAAGCTATTCTCTTTGGAAGATGTCCTTGCATTTGATTAGAAAGGGTCTTTTCCCATGAACTGTAACCAGTGTCCTGGCTGACAGTTGGCATGCCGGCAATAGCCGGATTTACTTTGATGAGGAGTTCGGGGCTTTCCTGAGAGTGCTCAGTGGGCCATGTAACCCATATCTTTTGGGTTGAGGGAACTACTTGAGTTACCACACCGAGGTATGGTGTAACGGCCCTTTCGCTTACAAACTTACGTACACAATCTCCTATACAGAAGTTCTCCGCGTCGGCCATCATTGGGTATAAAGCTGGCATTTTTTGCCTCCCAAGATTTAAGGAAAAGCCCCTGGATTAAAGGGGCTCCCCCGACTACGGTTAATTTATTTTACTTTCTGATACGGAGCGGCCGCTGTTTTAGTTGGCGTAGGATTTTCCTTGATATGTTTTACCTGCTCGAAATTGTTATCGTTGTAGGTATCCATAAAGGGCTCATCTGCGTCACGTTTCTGAACGTTGTTATTGAAGCGGTTGGCCATATAACGGGCTTCATCCGCGTCAAACTTCAGTGTGGATGCATCCTTTTTCCCTTCGATGACATCGGAAACTTTGTCAATCATAAGGGCGACTGGGGCCATCTCGGGACCCATGCTCTGGACTTCCTCGGCGATTTTGTCGAGCTGTTCTGCGTACTGTGCGGCATTCTTAAGTGCCATGTAGGCCTCCTTTTAGATATTTATTTCTTAACTATGGTACCTTTATCAGTCTTCAATAGGTGAGGAACACCTTTTTGAACTTTCTGAGTTATCTGCTGCTTTCTTGGAATATCCCCAGGTTTCAGACCCAGTTGTTTTAGAATATGGGGTTTTACTGGTTGGTCTTGTTTTCTTTCCCGTTCACGTTTTCTTTCTCCAGCTGTTTTTTCAGTTTCTGCTACCATGGACTTAACCAGAACTTCAAACCGATTAGCATTTACTTTTCCATCAAAAAGGCCATTAGAAAATGACCTGATTGCCATGTGCAGAGCATCCTCATTAGCGACACGGGCATTATACTTCGCAAGTATAGGATTTATAAGAGTTTGTGCATGTTTAACAAGAGAGTCATAATCTTCATCCACGAACTCATTTGCCCCTTTATAAGGAGCTTTGAAATCACCACGTTCTACCCGTTCTTCTACGACTCTGTTGTCGTAATTGAAATATGGGTAAGCATTATGCGTGACTTCAGGAAATTGAGCTATATAGCTTTGAATCACACGGGGCACAATTACCATTATATTCATCTGGTTCACCTCGGAAGATATTCAATATTAAGACTTTATTAAATTGTCAGGATAGACTGTCTTCCAGAAATCTTTTTACTACTCTGGAGGCGAACCGGCTATTTTTGGGCGGCTTAGTGGATTTCACTTGGTCCTTGATATCCTCGATGCTGTTTTTAAGTGACATGGCCTTTTCAGACGCCTCATTTATCACTTTGACCAGTTTCTCATCGGCTATCTTATTGGACTGCAAGCCTTTTTTCAATGGCATGCCTGTAAAATCCTTAAGACACTCGGAAAGCTTGTCCATTATCTCCATGGATTTCTCTACGTCTCTTCCTAACCCTTGTTTTTTAGGCATCTTACGCACTCTCCTAAATTCTTGAAGATAATACGGGCATATTAAGAGATCATTCCAGGTCTAATTTTTCCTTTAATTTCTTTTTTTGATTCCTACGAAATTCCTTCACCTTGTCAGGAACTTTCTGGTAATCTTCCCCATCCTGACGCCTGTCCTTCATGTAGTCCCGCATGTACTCCGGCTTATTTGATTCATTCTGTATAGGAGATTTACGCCGGGGAGGCTTTATCTTAGGCTTGGCCCGAAACTTTACCTTCACCTCTCCATCCGGAAGCGTAGCGACTACGATATCC